TCTAACATTCTGTATATTTCAGGGTGAATCGTAGGTTCACCACCGCCGGTAATGGTGACTGCTTTTGTGCCAAGATTCCAGAAATGGTCAAGAACTTTTACAATTTCTTCAATAGGCATTTCCTCAGATCTATTAACGTTTGCACAAAAACACCATGGGTAATTTCCATTGCATCTATTAGTTGGGATAAGTTGTAGATGAGCAGGTTTAATATATTGACCGATAATTATATTCTCTTTTTGCTTAATAACTTTCCAAGGGATTGTGTTGGCAGAAGTATAGCTTTCAAGATTTGTTGTCATTTTTTGTCCCAATCACAATCTAAAATTGACGGTTCGTCCATAATACAATGATTTTGACCAACTGTGCCAACATCACAGTATTTACAAGGATCTAAAACTTCTCTATTTGGTATCATTAAATGATTTCTCATAAAAATATGCTTTTGATTATTAAACATAGTTTTTAACGTCCCTCTCCATTTATTGGTTTGTTTATAATCATTACAACAAGTTATCCAGTCCCCTTCAGCAGTTAAAAATACTTTTCTTGCCATGAAGTCACATGGTTTATTATTACAGACGCTGGCATAAACAGCGCCAGCCCTTGAATTAAATTTTCTAACTCCCCTAGCATGATCTATGCAAAAAACTTTGTCAACTTTGTTAGATTTAAGAACTGTCTCTTTAACTTTTTTTCCTGTTGGGAAATCATAACAATCAAAAATAATTTTATCTACCATCAATTCATTAAGAAGATTAACAGTAAGTAAGTCTCCGTTTGTAAATAACACAAGGGAATTGCGTGGGAGTATCCTTTTTATTTCCACGGAAATTTTTATTAAATCTGGATGCATCGTTGGTTCACCATGACCACATAAAGCGATGCATCCCTTAAAATCATTAATGACTAATTCCATACAAGTCGCGAAAATAATGCCAGGATGTAGATAAACTGGATTTTCTCTGCGATGTTTAGGAATCCCAGGTGAACAAAATGGACATTTTCTAGTACAAGCGCTTGACAGGTCAAATTCTACTAATCTTAAATTTGTGATAAGGTCCATAACGTATCCTTGTAAAAGTGGTGGTAAACAAAGGTAAAAGACCGTTCAAAACTTATACAGATCGGTCACGTGGTACTTTAATTAAATTTGTAGGTAAAACCACAGGTTTTACCTAACTTTGCTCTCAGACTAAAGTATACCCCATTCTTTATTCTGATTACGAATAATTTGTCCATGTCGTTGTTCATATAATTTAATATTGTATTTTCTTGCTTCTGTATCATCTGGCTGACGTTCATGCCATAGGTGAACAATCTTTCCAGGAGTTTCAATATATCTACAACCGTTTTGAAGCATTCTTTCTACAAAGTCACGATCATCTCTTCCTACACCTTCCATGAAGTCCTCGTCATAACCGCCTATATCTATATAATCTTTTTTATACATGCCTAATAGGAAAGGAACTTTACAATTTAAATGACAACAACGATCATATAAATTTGGTGATACATCGGTATATTTAGTAAGTAGATAATCTAAACATTCTTTGTTTTCATCGTCTTTACCCGTTGGCATAACCATGATTTTTGAATCATTTAATTCGAACTCTTCTAACGTAGATTTTATACAATCATTCATATGCCATATTTCAGGGCAAGAAAGAATGACTATATCAGTAGAAGCTGCTTTAACTCCCACGTTAAGGCTGTGACCAGGACCGGACCATCCCTTACGTTCCTTTACCCATATATACTTGGCATTAAATGATTGAGCTACTGGTAAAGCATCATCTTTAGGCCCGTTATCTAATATGATTATTTCTAAGTGTGCAGAACTTAAATACTCATGAACAGAATACAATCCAAATAATAATAAACTATTTCTTTTATAAGTGGGAATAATCAATGTGGCTTTCATTTTAATCCTTTTCAAATTTATTGAATTCTTTTAACAAATTTTCTAAATTAGGAATAATTCCTACAAACCTACAGTTATGACATTTTTCTACTGGAATACATTTATCGCAGGAAGTTTCTTTAAATTCACTATAAGCAAAATTCAGAATCCTTAATACATCTTCTTCATTGTTTAGAAAAAGAGTGATCTTTTCTGCAAACGTCCTATCTATAGTCCTCAGGATTATATGTTTGGAATCCGAAATTACTGCCCACAAAGGCACATTATTGTTCAACAGATCTGTTTTGTATTTCATAACTATCTCCTTTTAAAACACTATTATAAAATAACTTATGAAAATACCAATAGATTAACGGCTTTTAATAATATTTTATCTATTTAGATAATTCATTCTAATGATTCTTAAGAAAGTTATAAATTTTAGGAAGTGTATAACAAGAATTACTATTTTTTACTTTTTGTTTTTACATGAAGATCTAACCGCGAGAGTGGTGACAATGCGTTATACTAAAACCCCCTAAGGGGGGTTTTAATATAACGTAAATCCACATCGCACTTGAGATGGGTCGGATCGGTATTTGTTGTATAACAGTTGTATAACAGAAAGAACAAACAATGGACGCACAATTGAACGCACTAGAGAAAGATCAAAACTATTTAATGATCACTAAAGATGCAAGTTTGTCCAAGTCTTGCAAAAGAAAGAAAAAAGAAGAATACTTGATAGAGAATTATAGTTATTTATTAGGGACAAAGGCGGCTGACCTGCCTCCTGAACATAAAGCTTCGTTAGGTGGTGGATTAAGATGTTTTCGTTTAAGATTTTATGTAGATAAAGATGGTGTTAAGCATTATAAAAAAAAGAAGGTAAGATGTAAATTACCAGCAGTAAAAGGATCATTTTATTGTACCAAACATAATGGCGGAAATAGTAGCAATCTTGTTCACGGCAGAGATATCAATCCTGTTTTGGCCGCATACAAGGGAACATTTGGTAATGAATTAGGTGATTTGATTACTGCATTTGCAAATGATAAAAATATTTTTGATATAAGACCAGAATTTTCTACATTACGAGTGGCCTTAATCAATTATATAAAACAGTTAAATAGCAGAGAGGTAAGGAATAGTAAAACATTATTAAGACAAGTGGAACAAGTGATGGAAGATGATACATTTAGTAATTCAGAGAAATTTTTTCATATTAAAGAAATAACTGATAGTGTTGCTACTTTGTCAGATGGTGAATCTATTGATAGGTTAGCAAGGACTATAGAGACGCTTAGTAGAATTATTGAAAGGATGCATAAAATACAATCAAGTGATGATTATATAATGACGCCAGAAGGATTGAGAATTTTCCTTAGAGCGATATCGGACGTCATGAACGAAAACATAAAAGATGTAGAACAAAGAAATAAAATTCATGAAGCACTTTTGGCAATATCAATACAGACCAAAGGTGATTTAAGTAGATACAGTGACAGGGGCGCGATCGATGCTGATTATACGATTGAAAAAACGTAATAATAAAATAATGAAGATCTCTATCCCTAGGATCAATGGTAAGCTATCATTGAGGAAGCTTGTTAGGTCATATTATAAAATACAGAGGACTCAAACCATAAAAGATGAAGATAAACAAGAAGCATTGGATAAAATATATTCTAAGTTTAGCGATTACACTGCGGCAGAGATAAAAGAAGCCGCAATAAAAGAAATAAAAAATATTGAAGATAATGTTTATGAGATTTTTTGTCAGTATATTGTTTTAACAGGAGAAGTTTGATGGGACAAAGATCATATCGTGATGAATATTATCCTTCAGAAGATTTAGAAGTTTGTCAAGAAAATATTGATGAATTCTTTAAATTTATGCACGAACGACATATGATCTGGCATAGGAGATTTGTTGAAAAATTACCAAGAGAAGATTGGACAGAGAATCATATCTTTAGGACAACTAAATATACGAACATATATAGACAATTGGATCGTGGCAGCCTGTGGTACATAGAAAAGATCATGAAACCTTATAAGCTTAAACTGAAAAAGGCTGACGGTAATGAAAAAAAGGAATGGAAAGCTTTCAAGAATTATATATTCCAGTTAATGTTGTACAGACTGTGCAATAGGATTGAAACATTCGAAGAAATTGGATTACCTAATTATTATGATTTTAATCCAGAAGATGTCCATGCAAAGTTAAAAGCAATCCAAGATCGTGGGCAATCTGTTATGACTTCTGCCCACTTGTCCTGTCCTACTCCAAAGGGATTAAGAAAATATGAAGGCTTTATGTTAGCTTGTTTTGATCTTTATAATAAACTGGAATCTTTGTGTAAAGCAATAAAGAGTGCGGAAGATACAGATGATGTCTTCAATAGTGTAAAAATGATCCATTGTATTGGTGGATTTACTGCTTATGAAGTTTATTGTGATATGTGTTACGCAAAGGTGATCCCATGGACGACAAATGATTTTGTAAACGTTGGTCCTGGAGCCATTGAAGGCATTAGGCTAACTTACCCTAGTACCAAGGGGCGAAAGGCCATTGAGAGCCGTCTGAGGCAGCTTAAAGACGATCAGCATAAGCACCTTAAACGGTTAGGTATAGAATTTAAGTGGTATAACAAATATGAACCAGTTAAAAAGGAATTGAGTCTCAGAAGCATTGAACATTCTTTATGTGAATATTCAAAATACTGGTTGCAATCAAGAGGTCTTGGTAAAAAACGAATGATCTTTGCACCAGACACACATGAATCAGTAATTTCAGGAGAAGGTGCTGGTATTACAATAAATCCTGACGCTAATTGGAAGGACAGAGTGGTTAAAAGAATTTCTAAACCTGAAAATCCAATTATTAAACTGTTGAAACAACAAGGTTTGTCTAAAGCAGAGATGATTGAATTCATTGAACGAGTAAGGGACGGAGGGGTCTAATCATGAAACATCTAATATTATTTTCAATTGTTTTAATGCTTATGCCAGGATGTAGTTTTAATCTATTTGGGAATGGAACGAAAGATGTGTATAATGTCCCAAAAGATGTTAAAAGAGATATAGGTGAATTAAATGATGATCCAATCCCAAGGAAAAATTTTGATCACAAAGAAGCAGAAAAATCTTGTTTAGCTTTAGCAAAGAAAAAAGTAATAAGTGCAAATGATAAATCCTCAGAATATATTGTCAAAGAAGATTTAAGAACGGCAAATGATTTATTAGAAGCTATAGCTAGAAGTTTAGGTAATCCTGCAATAAAAGTTGACAGCGATCCATTGAGTATAGTCGCTTATATAGAGAGTCTGGATAGGGAAAATAAAAAGTTTAGGCTATCTCAAGCAAAGTTTGAAGAAAATATGGAAGAGAATAGAATGCTAATAAGTAGGTTGCAAGGAATCATAAAGGCAAAAACTGAAGTAGAAAAATCATTGTGGAGTAAAGTTACATTTTGGTTCTGGGCTGCTATAATTTTATCTGTTTTGGTTGCAGTCTTTGTTCCTGGTGGAATGGTCATAGTAAATCGCTTCTGGTCAAAGAGTGCGGAAGTGTTTATTAAAGGCGCAAAGTCTGCTGGTAAAGCTGCAAGTGAAATGAGTCATGCTTTAAGCGAATATATGAAGACACTTGATATGAAAGAGCAGGAGGTACTAAAGAATCACTTAAATAGAATGCGTAATGGGGCATGTGATTTTTGGGAAGAAGTTAAGCAAGGAAATAACCCTTTGATCAATGATATCCATAATCTCCCAGATAAAATAAAAAAGAAGGTGTAATGGCAAAAAAAGAATCTTTTGACGTATTTAAACACCTTGCATTTGGATTTTCAACTGTAGAAGAGGGGAATATATGGGAAGAGGAACCTGTAGACATACAAACATTTATTGAGTCTAGAGATTTCATGAATCAAAAATGGGACGGCAAAAGGGGTTGCCGTCCTAAAATAATGGAAATCGCAAAAGCTCTTACACAAGATAGTGTAAGAGAGGCAATGTTACTTTTAGGTAAAGGCTGTTTGGCAGAAGGTACTGTAATTTGGACCAAGGATGGCCCTAAAAATATAGAAGATTTATCTGGAAAATTGGTTACGGTTCAATCAAGAGATGAAGATAATTTACCGTTTTGGAATACTGGACTTTGTTTACCAAGAGGCATTCAAAAAGTTAAGCGCTATACTTTTGGGAATGGAATGCGTTTAGAAGCAACAGATAATCACAATATAAACGTTCCAGGAAAAGGTGTAATAAAAATATCAGATATGGAAATTGGCGATTATATAGCTGCGCCAAGAAAGATTCTGAAATCTAATAAAAGTGAAAATAATTTAAGTCCATATTTTTGTAGAATGATTGGTTTATTGCTTGGTGATGGAATGTTTAATAAGAAAAGAATCTTATTAACGTGCGCTGATAAGAATATCCATAATGAATTTATAAAATGTGTTAAAGAGGTCGATCCACAAGCAGTGACAAATAGGTATAATATAGATACCTATATTCTACAGACTTACGATGGTAGTTGGGAACGCTGTAAAATATATAAAATGGTTGAAGATTTAGGTTTGACTGGATGTAAATCTTTGGATAAATTTATTCCTGATAGAATTATGAACGAAAGTTATGGAAATATTTGTGAATTATTGTCCGGATTATTTAGTACAGATGGGTGGATAGAGTTTAAGAATTGTCATAGTAATAGATGTTTGCCAGGAGCTTTTTACTGTTCGAGATCAAGAATTCTGCTGGAACAGATTAAAGGATTATTACTGAGATTAGGTATCTGTGCCACATTGAATTGGAAAATGAAAAAGGTAAAATTAGAGTCTTGGGATGAATCAAGAGACATCTGGGGTGGAGCATTGGAGATAAGTGGTAAAGAAGATTTGGTTAAGTTTTTTGACAATATTGATTGTATGCGCCCTAATGCAAAAGAAGCAGAAGATTATGTTAGAGGGTATACTGGCTTATCAATGAAGCCAAATGATCAAATCCCATTGCATTTTGCAAAAGAAGCTCACTTAAAATCCAAAGGGAAAACAGGGGTAGCTCGTTATAGATTTAAACGAGATGTTAAAAATGAATATTTAAGTCAGTTAAATATTCATTGGGTGAAATTAACAAGTGTGGAAGATATTGGTTATAGAGAAACATACGATATTATTTGTGAAGGTAATAATCATAATTATTGTGCTAATTATTTGTATCCAGAAAATAGTGGGAAAGATTATATTTCAAGTATTTTGCATTTATACGGCATATATTTATGCTTGTGCATGTATAGTCCACAACAATATTATGGACTGTCTCCTGGTTCTCCAATATATTTTGTGAATACTGCAAGAAATGATAAGCAAGCAAAAAAAGTTTTCTTTGCACAGTTCAAAGCACATTTGAATAATTGTCCATGGTTTGCTGGAAAGCATGGACCTCCTGGAGTGGATACGGTAGTTTTTAATAAAAATATTGAAGCTTTGTCGGCTAACAGTCAAGCTTTCGCTTGGTTGGGATTTAATGTCATACAATGGGTTGGTGACGAACTGGCTTTCTTTTTGGTTAATGATTCAGATGACGAATCTGATTCAAGGGCGGAAGACTGTTGGGAAGCAGCTTTTGGTTCATGCAAAACACGTTTTCCAGAACATTATAAAATGATTGGTATTACAACTCCGAGATATGATGACGATTTTGTTATGAAAAGATTTTATGAATTACAAAAAAGAGAAGATGGTTATAGTATTCAAATGGCAACTTGGGATGTTCATCCAAATTTAACGATAGCGGATTATAAAAATGAGATAAGTAGAAATTATAGAAGGGCTATGCGTGATTTTGGCGCACAACCTTCTGGAGTTATTGAATCATTTTGGCCTGATTCAGATTACGTAGAAAATCACCCATGCGAATTGTGTAAAAATTGTCCAGTATATCACAGTAGAGAAACTAATACAAATCACTATTGTTGTGAGGAATACGATGAATGTCTAGCGAATGCTTACATTGGTAATGGAGAATTTAGAAATTGGTTTACCCCAGGATCACATGAGTATATGATACATTTTGATTTATCCAAGAATAAGGATAGAACGTCATTTACGATATCACATGTAGAAAGTTATATTGATATGGAGCTAGATGGTTTTCAAATAAAAATTTTAGAAGAAAAAGGTGATTATGTTGATGATACAATGAAATATGTTGAAAAGCCGATTATTAAAGTTGACTGTATTGGAGTAATTTCACCGGCAAGCCAAAGAGATAGTCAGTTAGTTAAGAATGGTGAAATTTATTATGATGGAATATTGAACTGTATCATAAAGAAACTGATAGACAAAGGATTTGATATTGTAAAGGTGACAATGGACTCATACCAAAGTCATCATTTTAAGCAGACATTAGAAGACTATGGATTAGAAACGGAATTGATATCACTTGATAGGACTGATGAAGTGCCGGTTGCTGCTAAACTAGCTATTACAGAAGAAAGGGTTATTTATCCCTATAATTATATTTTATGTGATGAAGCAAAGCATTTGAAATATATAAAGAGTAAAAAGGTAGATCACGCGCGTGGAGGAGGGAAAGATGCGTGGGATGGATTTGCGGGGTCAATTTATAATTGTGAACAATCATCTGAAAGCTCTGGCGCTTTTGAAGGATTAGACTAAAATGAAAAGAATCAATATAAAGCACATGTCCAGTAGAAGTTTCCAAAAAGGCTCATCTGGTTTCATAAGAGATATGGATACTGGAGGAGTTATCCAACCGTCTTTGGTTAAGTTATCAGACGAAGACTGCTGGAACTTTTACATGTTTAATGAATGGGCAAATTCTGTTGTGGACAGAATTGTTGTGGATTGTGTAAAGGTAGTCCCCAAAGTCGTACCGAAAGATCCTTCAAAAAAATTGACAGGGCGCTTGGCTAAGCGAGCAAAGGAAATTGAAAATTTCTTAGATAATCCTAATGACAATAAAGAATCATTCCAAGATATTAGGAAGAAAATTTGTACGGATATTTTAGTATTTGGTAGAGCGTCAATGGAAAAGGTACTGACAGACACTAGAAAATTAGCAGAAATATATGCTTTATATTCTCCTGATATAAAGATCTGCGCTGACAAGCACGGAAATATCCCAACGAAAAATGCGTATGTAATGAATCCTGATCAACGATTTAATTATAATGACACTAAAAAAGTCTACTTTGATATAGATGAATTGATTTATATGATTTTGCGTCCTACTTCGAGGAATATGTATGGAAGCAAGCCAATGGATACGTTGGCGAATGCTATTGCTGCGGATATCGTGAGAGCAGAATACAATGTTAATTACTTTTTGAATAATGGTATGGTGTCCGGAATACTTGGTATGGATGGTATGAGCAAAACTGATTTGAAAAGATTTAAAGCTTACTGGTCTTCTAATTTTAAGGGATACAAAAACGCTCATAAAATTGCTGCGGTAAATACTCCTGTAAATTGGACACCAATGAATGTTAATAATCGCGATATGCAGTTTCAAGAGTATGGTGAAGAATTGAGAACAAAAATCTTTTCCGCTTATAAAATGCAACCTGTTGTAATGGGAGTTGTAGATAAATCAACTGGTAAATTAAATACACATGAACAAGTTGAACTTTATAAGGACGGGGCATTGCGCCCGATTTTGTCTTTGGAAGCGTATTATTATACTCAAGAAATTGTCCAAATGGGATTTGGCATTAAAGATTTAAAGATTGATTTTTCAGGTATCGATCTTACAGATGTTATTCAACAGTCTATGATCGATAGCACTGATGTTGCTTCTGCGATTATAACAATAAATGAAGCTCGCGCAAATCGCGGGAAATCGCCTGTAGCATGGGGTGATACACCCGTCTCTGTTCTTCCTGGAGGCGTTCAGATCGATCCTGATACAGGTAAAATTACTGGCGGCACTGGTAGCGGTACTGATGATAATTCTGACAGTGAGCCTAAAGACGACGATAAAAGTATTTTGAAAAACTTTTTACAATCATGTAAACTGAAAGCGGTCGCAGTTATATCATATAGCGACGAAGATTTGAGTTCTAAGGTAAAGGACTTTCAAAAAAGATCAAAGAGCAAACAATTGATAGTCAATGGAAAAAATTATTATTATGATGATTTAACATTGCCTATAGAATTAAAAAGAACAATGTTGAATAATTTATTAGACAGGGCTTTTAGCCCTTCTGTATTTTTAAGTAAATCAGATTCTAGGTATATATATTTGGAATCTTTGGGTAATCATATGAAATATATTATATTCGACATATTTTTGAAAGGGATTAAAGAAAAATCAGATGAACAGATAGATAAATTTATCAATGCGACAATAAAATCACAAATTGCAATAGATCTTTTTTAGGATAGCGAATACAATCACATTCAGTGTAAAAGAGAAGAAAGGGATTAGAAATGGGAAATAAGAAAGAAGATATCCTAAAACAGATTATAAGCACAAAAAAAGAATTTGAGAAGGCTGGGATCAGTGAAAGTTTTGTAGCAGATGTCAGATTTGATGAAAAAAGTTTATCGGAAACTGACGGATATTTATATATAGAAGGATATGCTTGTACAGGAGATAAGGATTGGGTTGACGACATAATTGAAAATGAAGCAATGGCTGGTTCCGCTAAAGATTTGCTTCGCCCCGGTTGTAAAACGGTTTTTTATAATCACGATACTGATCAACCTATTGGTCTCACTGAAGAGTCTTATTTTGATGGTAATGGAATAAAGGTAAAGGTAAAAGTATCAAACGCTAATGATGTTGCTGATATACGTATTAAGCTTAAAGAGGGAGTGCTTAATTCGTTTTCTATAAAAGGTTATTTTAAGCAAATTGAAATTGAAAGAGATAGTGAAGGTGATCCGATAGCTTGGCACATTAAAGAAATGGACTTGATGGAAGTTTCAGTTGTTGGTCTGCCGTGTAATACTATGGCAGCAATTTTGGAAACTATGGAAAAATCCATTAAAAAGAATTTTGGCGGTCTTACAAGGAAAGTTGGTAAAAAGACCAAGAGCTCCAGTAAGACAGAAGGTGTGAAAAAGAAAAGGAGTGGTAAAATGGCTGATAAAGAAACTGTATTAGAAATTCTGAAGGAGCATTCTGGTGCGATTATCGACGATCAGGTCAAAAAGGCCGTAGAAGCGATTGAGCCCAAGCTTGACGAAATGGTCAAGTCGGCTGTAAATCCTTTGACTGAGAAACTCGATGAAATGGGTACTGCTATTAAGACTTTTGTTGAAGGTTATCAGAAGGATGAAGAAAAGAGTAAGAAAGACGAAGAAAAGGGCAAAGAAAAGAGTAAGAAAGGCGAAGAGAAGGAAGAAGACAGTATGTCTGATGCTGTTAAGGGTTTGATGGAAACCATTGGCGCACTTAGCACGACTGTTAAGGAATTGAAAGAAAGCAACAATCAGCGCAAGGGCTTTCAACGTGATGATAAAGAAGACGAAAACGAAGATGTAGTAAAGAAATCGCTTGACAGTGTTGAAAATGAAGACACTGTTAAATATCTGGATTACCTTATGAATGATCCAGAAGGTCACGAAGCGCATAAGAAACTTTCCGAAGTAGATAGAAAGAAAGCCAATGCTATGTATTTTATGGCCATGGCTGAGAATGGCAATGTGAAAAAGTAATTAAGGCTGAAAATTTTGAACGGAAAAGGAGTCAGTTATGAGTAGAAAACTTATTAGTAAGGCACTTGAGGTAATTTCCGGTGGAGCATTAAATGATTGGCTTCCTGCTCCGATCGCTGCGGAAGTGATTCAAGTTGTCCAGGAAATCAATTTGATGCGTGGTTTGGTTCGCAGTTTTACAATGAATAGTCGCACGGTGAAGCGTCCCAAGAAAACCAGTACTCTTGCGGCGTATTACATTCCAGATGGAACAACTGCTACTCCGTCTGAGTTCACTGCTTCTTCGGTGACGTGGGATGCAAAGAAGCTAATGGGATATACGATGCTTGATGAAGAGGCACTTGAGGATCTTGAAACTTTGCCTGATGTTGTTTCTCAAGTTCTTTCTGACTTTGGTATCGCGATTGGCATTGGTGAAGAGCAGGTGATGTTGACTGGCGACACTACCCATTTGGCGACGGCGCAGACTCCTCAAGCTGCTACGACTCTTAACTGGTATGTCCACGACGCTCGCCTGATGTTCACTGGTATTTTTACTGCTGCTGGTGATACTGGCGCTGCAACGAGCGTTGATGCTGGTGGTGGAGCATTTGACCTTGAGTTGATCAATCAGGCCATTTACAATCTTGGTGTGTACGGTAGGATCAAGTCTGATCTGATTTGTCTTGTACCTTCGGAACAGGCGACAAATATTCGTGCAAATAGTGATTTTCACGATGCTTCTGCCGCTGGTATTGCAAT